CTTCGTCACGAATCAGTATTCCAAATGTTGGAACGTGTAAAAAAAGTATCACAAGAATGGATTCGTCCTGGACACAGAAGTGGACAAAACACACACAACGTTTCAGCAACAGTTTCAATTAAAGAAGATGAGTGGGAATTTGTTGGTGATTGGATGTGGAAAAACAGAAAATTCTATAACGGACTATCAGTTTTACCATACAATGGTGGAACATACACACAAGCCCCTTTTGAAGATTGTACTCAAGAAGATTTTGAGAGATTACTTTCAACTTTGAAAGATGTTGACTTAACAAAAGTAATTGAGTTACAAGATAATACCGACCTTCGCGGTGAAGTGGCTTGCGGTGCGTCTGGATGTGAAATTGTGTGAGTTATGACAGTTAATCCATCTAAAGATTGGGTACAACAATTATATGTTCAGGAGACAACAAAAAAATCTCCTGAACCTGATTTTTACAAAGATAAAAATGGTAATATTGTTATGACTGAATCCTTTCACATAAAAAGAGGTAAGTGTTGCGGTTCAAGTTGCAAACATTGTCCCTACGAACCTTTATACGAAAGAGGAAATACAAATTTGAAAAAGTCCCTACGAAAGTAGGGATTTTTTATTTTACCCTATTTAATTAAAAATTACCAACATTATATTTATTTGATATGGCATATGGAACAACATACGGAGTTACTTTCCCTTTTGAACAATCATATTTGGGTAAATATTTGGGAACTACAGAAACATCAGATGATGAAGTAAGAAGTAATTTAATACATCTGTTATTAACAAGAAAAGGTACTAGATATTTTTTACCTGATTTTGGAACAAGACTCTATGAGTACATATTTGAACCATTTGATGGACCAACATTTAGTGATATAGAAAGTGAAATAAGACAAAGTGTTGCACAATTTATACCTGGTTTATTAATTACTAACATATCAATAACACCCGCAACAGATGATTTGGAAGATGCTGGTGCGACGTATATTAATTCAGAAGGACAAAGAGAATATAGGGTACCTGGTTTAGCCCAAAAAGAATATACTGCTAAAGTTAGGGTGGATTACAAAATAAACGCAGCCGCATTTCAGTCAAGTGATTTTGTGATTATTAATATTTAATAGTATGGCAGAGAAAAAAATATCATATACAACAAGAGATTTCCAAGGGATAAGAACCGAACTTATTAATTATACAAGGCAGTATTATCCAGAGTTAGTACAGAACTTCAATGATGCGGGAATCTTCTCTGTTTTTTTGGACTTAAATGCTGGTGTTACTGATAACCTACATTTCCATATTGATAGAAGTATCCAAGAAACTGTATTACAGTATGCACAACAAAGATCATCAGTATTTAATATAGCAAGAACATATGGTTTAAAGGTACCAGGACAACGCCCATCTGTGGCACTTTGCGACTTTTCAATAACAGTACCTGCATTTGGTGATAGTGAAGATTTAAGATATTGTGGAATTTTAAGAAGAGGTTCACAAGTAAATGGCGCAGGACAAATATTTGAAATTGTAAATGACATAAATTTTGCGTCAGCTATAAACGCTGAAGGTTTTCCAAATAGGTTAAAAGTACCAAATTTTGATGCAAGCGGAAATCTATTAAATTATACCATCACAAAAAGAGAAGTAATTGTTAATGGTGTAACAAAAGTGTTCAAAAGAGTGGTAACTGCAAATGATGTACGTCCATTCTTTGAATTATTTTTACCTGAAAAAAATGTTTTAGGTGTAACAAGTGTATTGATTAAAGAGGGTACACAATACGCTACAATACCACAACCCCAAGAATTTTTATCACAAAACAATAGATGGTATGAAGTTAAGGCATTAATTGAAGATAGAGTTTTTATTGAAGATCCGACTAAAGTTTCTGATTCACCAGGAATTAAAGTAGGTAAATATGTAACAACCTCTAGTAAGTTTATAACAGAATATACACCCGAAGGATTCTTCAAGATGACTTTTGGTGGTGGTAATACATCTGCTGAAGATCAGTTAAGAGAATTTGCAAGAAGTGGTTTATCTTTTGATTTATCTAAATACTCAAATAACCTTGCTTTAGGTAGTGCATTACAAGCTAATACTACAATGTTTGTTCAATATAGAGTTGGTGGTGGTAGTGGTACCAATTTAGGGGTTAATGTAATTAACCAAGTTGGTAGTGTTACATTTTCAGTTAACGGGCCTTCTGAAAACACAAACAGAAGTGTTATCAACTCTTTGAGATGTAATAATGTAACAGCGGCAATTGGAGGTGCTGACAATCCATCTACGGAAGAAGTAAGACAAATGGTTGGTTATAATTTTTCTGCACAGAATAGAGCTGTAACAATTAATGACTATGAATCAGTAATAAGGACAATGCCTTCACAGTTTGGTGCCCCCGCTAAAGTATCAATAACAGAAGAAAATAATAAAATTAAAATAAAATTACTATCATACGACGATGATGGTAAATTAACAGAAATAACATCAAATACACTTAAACAAAACATTGCTAATTATTTATCAAACTATAGAATGATAAATGACTATATTTCAATTGAAAGTGCTAATGTAATTGATTTGGCAGTTGATTTAGACGTAGTTTTAGATGCAAGTCAAAATCAAGGTTCAATTGTTACACAAGTTATTGATATAATTACACAATACTTTTCACCACTTAATAGACAAATGGGAAGTGATGTTTTTGTGTCTGAAATCAGAAGACAGATACAAAATATTGAGGGAGTAATAAGTATATCTGATATCGCATTTTTCAATAAAGTGGGAGGACAGTACTCATCCTCACAAACGTCACAAAGATATTCTGATGCATCAACCAAACAAATAGAACTAATTGCAGATACTATTTTTGCGGAACCAACACAAATGTATCAAATACGTTTCCCAAATAAAGATATTAATGTTAGAGTGCTTAACTTGAAAGGTGTAAACTTTTCTTAATTAAATAATATTTATTATAAAAAAATAAGATGAGAGGAAACAATAGAATTACAGAAAGAGATTTGTCTCGTATTGCAAGAAAGGTTATAAACGAAGGTTTATATGACAATGATATGCCAAGTGGAGGTGGTGGTGGTGATGGATATGCTATATTATTAAAAGGTAGTAGAAGTCGTCCACGTATTGAAGCATATTGTGAAATTGATAAAATAGATGATTTGATTTATGCTTTAGAAGAATATAAAGAAAGGTTTTCTGACGAAGATATGTAGTTTTATAATAAAGAATATTTTAAACCCACCCACTCGGTGGGTTTTTTATTTTTACTTTTTTAGGAATGAGATTATTTTTCTAAAATAGGAAATAAACTATTTATGAAGAAAAGAGAACTTAATGCCAAAATCATATAGAATAAGGACACAAGTAGGTGTAGATAAAAGTATTAAATTAAATTTAGAACAGGATTTTGATCACCTAAACATACTTTCACTTAAGATATTACAAAGTGATATATACAACAGACAATGTTCCGATTATGGTGTTGTTGTTGGTAGGGTTTTTGTGAATGGTGGGTTTGGTTTACCAAATGCAAAAGTATCTGTTTTTATACCTTTAGAGGATGCTGACGTTAACAATCCTGTTATAAGTGAGTTGTACCCATATACAAGTTTATCTGAAGTAAATGAAGATGGATATCGTTATAATTTACTACCTAATAAACCATCTTATGATGGACATTTAGCGACAGGTACATTTCCTGATAGACAAGAAACACTTTTAGATCAATCATACATTGAGGTTTATGACAAATATTATAAGTTCACTGTAAAAACCAATGAAAGTGGTGACTACATGATATTTGGTGTTCCTCTTGGGAGTCAAACAATTTTTTTAGATGTGGATTTATCAGATATTGGATGTTTTTCGTTATCACCACAGGACTTAATCCAAGCAGGACAAGCGACTGAAACTCAAGTAGATGGGAGTAGATTTAAAACATCAACAAATCTAAATGAGTTACCCCAAGTTAAAACATTAAATAAAATTGTAGATATTGCACCACTTTGGGGTGATACAAATGTTTGTCAATTAGGGATTACAAGAGTTGATTTTGACTTAACAACTGAAGCAAGTGTGAGTATTAACCCAACTGCGGTTTTTATGGGTTCGGTTGTATCAACAACTGACGATGACGCATTGAGAGTTAGTTGTAAACCAAGAAATAATACAGGTAATCTTTGTGAATTAATATCAGGGCCTGGACAAATATTATCAATTAGACAAACGATATTTACAGACGAGTTAGGATTACCAATATTGGAAGAACATAAACTCCCAAGTGATGGAAAAGTAATAGATGGTGATGGTTCATATTTGGTTAACATACCAATGAATTTAGATTACATCTATACAAATGAATTTGGTGAACAAGCAATATCTAACGATCCTAAAATAGGAATACCAACTAAAGCTAAATACAGATTTAAATTTAAATGGGAAAATGAAGGTGGGTTGCAAAGTGACTTTTTAAGAGCAAACTACTTCGTTCCAAATATTAAAGAACATGGGTGGAATACATCAAGTTATGTTAGTGACCCATTAAAAACGGGGACAGTCCAAACATTAACAGGAACCTTACAACCGTTAACAACAATAAGTATTGTACAAGTGGGGGGACCTGGTAGCTTGATAAACCCCGTGCTAACAAATGTTGATTCATTCACAGTTTTTATTGCACCAAACTTTAACTCACCAGTAAGTGGGTTGGTACCTTATAATGGTGATCCATTAACATCAATAACTGGTTTAGGATTGACTAATACTATTGTGTTAAACATAATCCCAACCGATCCAACATTACCTTCATCTGTTACTTACACGGGTGTTGGAACAACACCTAACCCCGTTACCTTCTCAATTCCTGGAGGTCCAATCTCATTTTATTATGGACCATTAGGTAATGGTGGGATTGTTTTTGACGAAACAATAAACGTGTCAAGCTATTCTGTATCAGTAGGTTCACCACCTTCAAGCTGGACACCTTATTATGGTGATTCTCAAGTTATCACTGTTCAATCACCAAATGATTATGTTTTAATAACACCTACGTTTATCGATCCATTACAACCTGCGGTAGTAACCTATAAACAATATAATCAAGAATATTTTGATTTATTAAAATCATATTCATTTAGTTTAGATTGGGACGATTA